GGCTCATGTACTATTCTGATGCTGAGTACAAGCGAATACAAGCCGTCTGTATGAGCAATGAGGTAAAACTCATCGTCTTAGCCCGTCCTGGAGATTTTGTTCATGAGAAGTTAGAGAACTCATCGTCCGAAAGGGCACATACTGGACCGGATCTTGATCTCGACAAAGGGAACTCCCCCCTAGCTCATCTCGATAAGTTTCTTCCGGACGCCGCGGAAACAGACTTACTTGAGAAAAGAGCTTGGAGGTCCTGGTTTCATCGCCACACCCAAATGGCGGATGGGGATGGAGAAGCCAGATTGCTTGAGCTCACCTATAGAAATATAGGGCCAATTTTCTGTAGATGGATCTTATCGTGCTACAGTTGGTTGGGAGACAAAAGCAGTTCCACCCTGTTTCGGAAGCGAATGATGCCATTCGTCCTCTGGTGTACCCATTGCTTTAAGCATCAAGGAGCTTATGGTCTGGCTTTATATTTTAAAGTCAGCCTATTTGCTCTTAATGCATATCTCTCTGGAAACCCTATGAAATCTACACACGAACTAGGACGTCGTGTGAAGTTGACAAAAGGTTTACCCGCGGTGATCCCACATCCACATCGTCGTAAGATCAGGTGCCATGATCCAAAGACGGTGCGTTTATGGCTTTCCATCTTTTCGATGTTTAAAGCTTGGAAAGTGACGGCTAAGAGGTTACCCCTACCTCTATCGTTAGAAACACCTCAGGTACAGCTGTCGGAGACCGCAACTGTCCAGTTTGATAACTTCGTTCGCCGTTATGCTGTCGATATGATGGCGAGCGAAGAGTTCAAAGCACTGGGTTTTCCCAAGCTTGACTCTGTGAGTTGGTGGTCCACCTCCTCAGCAGGGGCAAATGGATCCCCATCGCATGTCTCCGCGATGAAGGATGCATGGGCTTGGGTCACCTCGGGATCTCTACCACTCCTTTTCATGTACTGGAAAGGAACTGGTTTTGATCCCGCCAAAGTAGAAGAGTTTATCAATTCTCTCATTACTTGGAGAGCAGATAACGAAAGGCCGAACGATCAATATTCGGGTAACCCCATATTATTCCGATTATATCGTCGGGTTCGTTTTCTGTGGTCTAAAGCCATAGATGAGAATGGGATTACCAAAGGCTACGAACCCCTCGTAGAACGATGGAATTCCCCAACTTTCAAACATGGCTTCAGACCTGCCAATCCTGTACAGGCTTATCCTCAAGAAATCTTTGGAATTCTTGGGAAGATTCATTTGAAAGTAGAACCCATGAAAAGGTTGCGACCCTTCGCAATACCTGATTATTGGACTCAACTGACAATGAAACCTATACATGATTGGTTATTCCAAGTACTGAAATTATTTCCTGCCGATGCAACTTTTGATCAAGTAGCTGGTCTCAAAAGGCTGATCGACGCTAAGCCTAATGGAACCTACTGCTATGATTTAAAAGCTGCAACGGACATGATTCCCAATCAGCTGTATACGATGACTCTTCAAGCGTTCTGGCCAGGACGAGGAGCTGATCTTTGGATCGAGTTTCTCGCGTCTCGTCAGTATCATTTGAAGAAAGGGAGTGTTCCTAAGGCTGTTCTTGAAAATGACCCCGCATTTAAAAGATTTGCCTCCAGCTGTTCCAACACGATCGTTCGATCGTGCCGGTATAGTAGAGGTCAACCTATGGGAGCGCTCTCTTCTTGGGCTATGCTAGCTTTGACTCACCACATGGTAGTGCAGTACGCTGCTTACCGTGCAGGAGTTCCAAAACCATTCACCACCTACAGTCTCCTTGGTGATGATATAGTTATTGGAGACAAAGCGGTTGCTGAAGAATATAGGAAAATCTGTGAGGATCTACAGATCGTCCTAAGTCTTCAGAAATCTCACATAGACCCAAGGGGTCGTTACATCCACTTCGCCGAGAATGTCTACTTAGGAAACACATGTCTCTCCCCCGCATTGCTGCGGGAAGAGGTAAATGTGGAATCCTTAGCAGATAGGGCTTCTATGGTTTATAGAATGCTCACTCGGGATTGGATCCCTCGATCCGAGTTGGAAACTCCACAACCTGGTTTTGAGTACAATGGGAAGCCCATACCCAAAGAACTCATCCAGATGATGGATTATCCTGAGAAATTCTCGAAACCACTTGTGGTACCTCAAGTGGTTACTAGGTTTCTCACGCCTTTTCAAATAAGGACTGTTAGCGCCCTTAAGCGAAAAGGACTCTCGGATAGTTGGAGCAGATACATACTCCCCATACTCCTGCATCCTAAATCTCCTTTCCTCCGGGATTTAGGATCACCAGGAAGGCTTATGTTAGAGTGGCTTCGGGTTCTTTCGAATCCGGATTTCGCTCTTAGAAGCCTAGGGGTAGTAGGGAATCTGTCCACCTATCGTCTCCGAGTCCGTGATATCGCTATCCCTGTTGTGGTGGCGTGGCCTCGTCTTAAACTACTCTTGGAACGAAGAGTAGAAAGTCAGAAGCGCCTAGTCCGTTTGAATTCTTTCATCTGTGGTACCCTCAGACGAGAGAAACATAACAGACTGCCCACACTGGTATGGTGGGACTTTGCCTCCAAACATTGGGGGATGGGAATAAACGAGTTAAAGTCTCGTAACTTGATTGTTCCCAAAGCCCTGTTCGCTCGACCTTTCGGAGGTATGGATATCTGGCAGCAGACATTCCGTACCTTCCTTGAGAAAGGTCGTGGAGAAGAGAGAATAGGAGGTACCACCTATTACTCTCCGGAGATCTTTGGGCTATGCACTATAGCTTCAAAGAATTCTCCGTTGGTTTGGAACCGACTATCAGGTGGGGTTTTCCGAGAAATTTTCGGAACCCGATCTGATTTTGTCAAAGCTTCGAACCAATACTCAGACGAACCGTTAGGAGGGGGAGCAGTACTCAAGGTTCTTGCACTCCTTCTTGATCTGATTGATCGGGTAGAGAAAGCAGAACCTCCTGTATTGGTCCGGCCGGACGTAGTCGGAGCCTTTCAGAAACTTATGACCCCTAAGTCCAAAGGGCGAAAAGTTTCTTTCAGACGACGACTAGGTAAGGTGTCCACTAGATCGGTTCTCAAGGAATTTCAAGAGACACAGAATTCTTTACCCGAATTCATGCCTCTTTTAAGACCTAAGAGACGAGAGGACTATCATTGCCGTAAACTCTTTGAGCTTTGGGAGGAAGCTGGCGCGTTATTGGCTTCTGTAGCCAGGCTCGCCCCATCTGAAGATTTAAATGGTAGGTCTTCAGACTGAACGCAATCTATACCACCGGCAGTCCCTAGGAGGAGCTCTTCCTTTACACGAAGAGAAGGCCAAGCGCGAAACTTGG